CATATAGGGTAGTTATCATAAACGATAGCTATTATGAGGATCACCATCATTAATTGAGATGGTAACTCCACTCCGAAACGTCAATAAAACTTTGACGTCATTGATATCAACATTATCAATGCTGAGAAAGGAGGTATTCATTCGATGAATACTAGAACAACCAATACTTCTCGGGAGAAGCAAGGTAAAAGAAATAATGCTGTACTGTATGGAAAACGGTCAGCATTAAAATTGAAAGACCCAAAATCTCTTTTGGCGTCTGTCAGTATGGTACTAGCTGAGGCTAATATCAGTGATTCGAAGATCGTATCAACGGTCCTCGCGTCTACAAAATCGTTTTACAGCGATTTTTGTGAAAGTTCGACTGGTTTAGGTACCAGTCAATTACGTGATCACTTCGAAGCCTGCAAACGCAGAGCGAAGCTCTTAACAGAACTTGATCAGAAAATTCAATCTTCTGATTTTCAAGAATGGGAGGAGTACGGAATTATCCGTAGATCTAAGGATGATACTCATTACTCCCCTTTTAAGGGAAAATGGGAAAATAGGTTGACAATATCATATTTTGATAGTGACGAAGTTGAGAAGTTATTTGAACTTAAAATAGCTCCGAAATGTTACAAGTCCTTATTTTTAGGATTGTATATCGTCATAGATTACCTACACTCCATGAGTGATGAATCTACAAAATCGGAAGACAATAGGATTATTCATATTGTCTCATCTTTATTCGTATCTGTTGGTATGCTTTATACCACCATGCGATCTAATCTTGATCACGCCAAATCTTGTGTTGACAAGACTGTCGAGAAAATAAATACTGATTGGAATCTTTCCAATGAGGATTATTACATTATCGACTACGATATGTTAGGAGGTATTGGCGCGAAAGTCCCGCCACATTCATTATTAAACGATAGTGATAATACTATACGTATGATGGATGTTGAGCCTGATGTCATTGCTAACAAAAGACCAGATGCTGTGATTCGAACAAATGTTACTTTCTTCGATGTATTTAATTCAGTAAAGACTGATATTAAAGAAGCAATGTCTCTATTTAAAGAGGCAAATGGTGTTTTGCCAGCTCTACGTGAAGAGTGGATGAAGAGTAATTATCCGAGAACACTCGAATACGTTAGGGATATAGCAGAGGCAGCCTCAAAGGTTGACTTTACTAGAGCGTACAATGACGAAAGAGATCGTCATATATCAATGAGAAGTTCGGGTACTCAATTTCTTGGGCGCTCGCTTCCGGCGTTATATGCCTCTCTTGTTGAAAGGGATATTTATCTTGAAGAATCGAAGGAATTCGATTCTATGGTTGGTTTCGTATCAGATTATCGTTCTGATACGTGCGATGATGTTAGACAAGACTCTAATGCAATTAAGTCTGTCGAGCCACAGAGCAAGATCGATGTACGACCGATCTTTATTGTTGATAATCCTCAACAGGATCGTTTAACGTGGTTCCATAATATTCTTATGGATATGTTAAATGAAATGGATTGTGATTGTACATCCAACCAGTTCAAATCTGTTAGGTTCCTATTAAAGAGAACCGACAAAGAGTACCGTATGGAGCATAAAAATGCTGTTTATACGCTAGATATCAGTGATGCCACGAATACGTGTGCATTACAGTTCCAAGACGATTGTTTATCAATCTTCTTTCCAGATTGGGCAGTCAAGTGGTGGTCAAACACCATGCGACATGACAATAAGATATATTACCCACAAGAGGTAAAACCACATGGTATGACTTCCCGTAAGAGAGGTCAATCACAGGGAGCAAAGTCGTCTTTTCCCGCCTTTGCATTAATGCATCATATTTTATACCTGATGACAATCAAGATAAAAGATTGGTGTAAGAGAAATGCGAATGGCATTTATCGTATTATAGGTGATGATTCTGGATCATCAACTGTTGATTCAGATAGGAATTTATCCTTCCGTAATGCATACATCCAAGTTTGCAGATGGATGGGATGGATCGTAAATCCGACAAAAGGCTTTTCTGCCCCTGCGAATACAACAATAGCTTTTGCAGAAATGGCAAAAGTTCGTATTTTAAACGGACGAGTGAATACTCCTATTCCTCCTCGTTTATTGATTAAAGGCAATACAGGTCCTATGGAAGTTATTGCACTTTCAAAATGGTTCTCCAATAATTATCTTGGAGATAATTTAGATATTGATGTAGTAATCAATAATTCATGCTTATCCAAGCGAAACGAGATTTATCTCGAAAAGCTAAGAAAATTGGTAGCGATCTGTCCTTCAGATGCTTTTCATGGTATTGTATCCCATGTAGAGTATACAATGGAGGAAGAAGCATTAGTTTTAATGCTTTACATTAAGGAGAAGCTAGAAGCTACTCTAGTAGATGAAATCCTTCCTGAACATGCTCAGGTGGAAAGTGCACGTTTATCCAAGAATTACTCATTCTATGGTTTATATAAATCTGTACAGAATTTCCATCTGTCAGGTACGTTTTGGAATAATGACTTTGTTCAAAGATCTACTTCGAAGAAATACATTAACTTGTATAATCGTCATGCAGATTTAATACATGCGTTACGAGACTCGCTAGGTGTTGAAACCTATGTAGCGGAAGGTGTAATCGCTCTCAAGCTTAAGAACGACGAGATTGTTAAAATCCAACAACTAGTGGATTTTATACGTGATTTCGACAATGATAGGAAAATTCCTATATCGTTGACAACATTAAAAAGCTTGAGTGAACAAGTCTTTAAGATTTTAGATCGGTATCAAGACCGCTCTGATATTAGAAGAAATATCCATCAAGGATTCTTTGCTGATAATATCATCCAAAAGATGATAGATAGTGAAGAGATCTTAAATGAGATCACTTTTATTTAGTACCAGGTATTAACCTTGCATCCTTTTGGAATTCTGCTGAACAGAATTGACTAGTAAGTAACGAACAAACGTTACTGATAGTTGATTACACGGAGTTAACCG